CTCGACTTCATAGATGAATTCACTGACAGCTCTAAAGCTGCAGATGCAATGAAACGAGTTTTGATGCATACGAAGATCAGACATGTGAACCAGTTGTTTTGGTTTGCAACGAAACCAATCTCACGAAGGAGTTCTTCATTGAAGTCAAGAAAGATAGAACTGCATTTTTTAGACGATGCATCATCTTCCGCTTTGACACCGCAATTATGGCTAAATGGAAAACACATGCTAATTCAGCCTTGGATTATGACCGTGATATTGTCTATACACGAACTGAGATTGAAAATACTCAAACTTCGAAGAAGAAGACATCTATTATCGAGATGATCAATGAAATCAATGGCGAGAAACGTGAGAAGTCCGTTCGTTGTGATGTCAGAACACAATTGGATGTTTACGATCGACAACTTCCAGATGACATCTTCAACATGATGTGCAGCCAGAAGGAACTCAAGAAGATGGGTCTCATGGGTATCATGTCGCGATATGTCAATGGTGATTTCGAGGAAATCGCTAATTTCGACATAGCGACGAAGTTCCAGATCATCAAGATACTGAAGGAGTTCAGATCTCTTGTGAATACTGATCTTCCAGAAGCATTAGTCATGGCAAACGCAAAGAAAGTGAAAACTGACTTGAAGATATCAGTTCTGATTCACTTTACAGATGCTGACTATGTTTTTGAAACAACGAGTGGTGTTTGTGAGTTCTTTATCATCCTGGACACACCTGTTCTTGAGCACATTACAAACCGTGCCATGATCATCAAGAAGGAGAGAACTACAGATATGACTGGGAAACAAATCATCATGGAAGTTGTTGATGGAATCTTCTATGTGTTTAAGTTGGCTCTTGGACTTGGTTGTTCAATACAGAGTCTCGTGAACACACATCAGAAGAACCATCCTGACCGACATGGGTGGTGTGGAAAGAATGAACAGGTTTGGGAGAGTTGGGGTTCGGACATGGATGAAGAAGATCCTATGCCTGACTATGTGAAACCGAAGAGAGTTGCTAAATCAACTAGATCCGTGACACGAGCAATGGACTATTGTAAAACTTGTCACTCATCATCATGTGAGCACTGTTTCGCACTCGTCACTGAATCTAACGAGGAGCGAGTCCGTAAACGAGATCCAACTCTCGAACGACTTGCTTCCCTTCTTCCTCCATTACAAGATGAGAGAAAGAGTGGAGCACAGCGACGTGCAGCACAAGCAGCTCGGAATGCAGGCAGTCGGAAAGATCAGACAGAAATTACTTCTTTCAAACCAACTGCTATCGCACCCGCCTCTTTGTATACATCTGGAGGAGGATTGGTCACGTCTGTCGGTGATGGAGCACCAAGAATGTCACAGATCCCAATACATTTTGCAGATACACAACTCAATCAGAGCGTCCAACAAGAAGTCCCATTGGTAGCTGAAGCTATGACAGATCCTGCCGCATCTGACGTGATGCGGATGGCTGCAGCTAATACAGTATTCATCGGAACCCCCGAAAGCTTAAAAGCCCGTGGTCTCATGATCGCTGGGCGTTTGGGGGTTACAAATTCTCATACTGTTGGGAACTTGGACGTGGGTGAGATTTTTGATCTATTCACCCAATCTGGAGAGAGATACAAGGCAAAAGTCTTGATCTGTGAAACTAAACGTGATATTGTTGTCTTTTCCATCGTTGACAAGCAGAGTCCACAATTTAGAAGCATTGTTCGACACATTGCTAGACGCATTGATTCGAAGGAAAGAGCAGGACACACTGGATGGGTATGCATAACTCACCCTGATCGAACAACACATGTGACAAACATCGTATTTGATGATTGCAAGACAGTTGATGTTGCTGGAGCTGAACGCTATGGTCAACGTTATCACGGCCATGCAACTGGAGTCTCATATCAACATGCATCAATCAATACAAAGAAAGGTGATTGTGGTTCTGTTGTCATGCTTACTGATCCAACTCGAGTCCGTAAGATTATTGCGCTTCATGCTGCAGCGAGTCAACGAACAGGTATTGGAGCACTGATCTATGCGGAGGAGATAGAAGAGCTCATAGCAAGTGTGGAGACGTATCAACAACAAGCAATCACGGAGGACATACGCATTCTTAAACATCAAAAGATTGCGCCAATCGAACCACATGTCCATGGAGAATACCTGATTGTCGGTGTACCATATGATGATTCAACCTCGCAAATCATCAAGCAGTATCAAAGTACCAAGACCCGTTATTGGAAGAGTCCGTTGGCGAAGGAGGAAACAGAGTTTGAGCCTGTGGTTTTAGACTGCAGAGATCCTCGGCCAGAAGTTGACGGATTCATGCCATATGAGAATGGTATGGAGAAATTCAATCATCGACAAGCTGATATGGACGAACAGCTTCTCAATAAGGCTGTTGATGATGTTGGTGACTATCTTGCGACAGTCATCCGCAATGAAGACGTCCGTGTCCGTGTGCTGACGAAGACCGAAGCCGTGAATGGTGTGTCGTGGATAGGATCGAGCAATCCAATCCAGCGTGATACATCAGCTGGATACCCGTGGAAACACTTTGGAAGTATCGATGCCAAGAAGGAAGCCTATCTCGAGTTCGATCAGACGAAGCAGATTTGGGTCCTCAGAAAAGACGAAAAAGGCCAGATGCTTAACCTTGCAGTGGACCAATTGATTGAGTGCGCCCGTCATGGGATTCGAACAGCCTCGGTTAATTGTGGAACCCTCAAGGATGAGCCAAGAAAGCTCAAGAGGATCTACAAAGACCCAGGAACTCGAATCTTTTGGGGCGCTCCAGTCGATAAAGTACTTGCAGATCGAATGTACTTCCATGCCGCTGTTGCCGCTCTCTCTGAGACACATGAACGACATCCCATCAAGATCGGAATCAATCCACTCGGACAGGGTTTTCATCTCCTTTACAATTGGCACTCACGAGTCTCAAATGTCGGTTTCGATATCGACATGACGAATTTTGACTCAACTGTGCCACTGACAGTTATGGAGAAGGTACCCCGTGTGTGGAACAAGATCTACAGGATTAACGACCCGAACTGGAAACCGGAGGATGACATCATCAGGAATACGCTACACAAGTCAGTTCAACGACCGCTCGTATTGTATCGTGACTGTGTTGCCGTGTTGCCAGGAGGCAACCCATCAGGACAACCAATGACCGGATCAGACAATAGTATCGTTCATTTCATCTACGATTACTATGTGTGGATGAGGAGATGCGAGATTGAGCACGAACCAAAGATGGCAAACTTCGATCAATTCATGCGCCACGTTGCGTCATCTTTCTATGGTGACGATGGGATGAGTACTGTTGCGCTCGGTGCACAACACATTTTTAATCCCCGTGGGTACATTGAAGTCTGTGCCGAGTTCGGAGTTGTGTGCACACCAGCTGACAAGACTGATGCGAAGAGTGTGAAGTTCCGGAAGTTGCATGAGCTCGAATTCTTGAAGAGGAATTTCAAGAAAGCTACTCTGCCCAACGGGAAAGAATCACACTATTGGTGCGGCGCTCTACTCGAGTCAAGTTTTGACAAGATGTTGAGTTTGGTTCTCACGAACAAACCTCACGATTTCTGGAGGGAACCAGAAGCAGTTAGATTTGACACGTGCACGATTGTTGGAACTCTGGACATGGCACTCATCGAAGCAGTCAATCATGGAATTGATTTCTGGGAGGAGATGCGCAACCACCTCATGAAGTGTTGCGTGGATGCCGGAATCAAACATCAGAAATGGCTGTCCTACACCGCGTGTTTCAACATCGTGTGGGGAACTGATCTATCCGAAGATTCTCAGGCGACATATGAAATTGAGAGATTCAAGTTCGAAAGTATGTCCCAACCAGCTGTTGTCGGAGATGGCGAGACCCCAATGCACACTCATGGACCTGGAGAGGGACCAGCAACTCCAATGGCACCAATCGAACAGAAGACAGAGAGCCTTAGTCGTTTCATCACTTCTGGCACAGGCGCGCCAGGAATGCTCCCTCGAGAACTCTACGACAAGGATATCGCCGTTGCATCCATCGCTTGGTCTTCCACTCAGAATGCTGGTACTATCATTTATGACCAGCCCATTTCACCTCGAGGTGCAAATGCGTATGTGCAATACTTTGCTGCACCTTACAATGCCTGGACTGGAGGACTCGTCTGGACTTTTACAATCGCTGGAACGGGTTTCAACGGTGGAAAGCTCGGATGTTGCAGAATGCCACCAAACTACAACATCAGCAACGCACACACACTCGCGGACATGACTGTGTTTCCTTATGACATCATTGACGTTAAGGAAGCTACCTCGGTGTCGAAGAAAGGAGTCGATGAGAAGAATATTCTCTTCCACTGGCGGAATGAGGTCCTGGGATCAACGGAAGCAACTGGTGGCACATTTGTGGTTTTTGTGCTTGCACCACTTATTTCGTCGAATGGAGGCGTCACAGCTGTCAACATCGTCATTTTCAATCGTCCTGATGAGTCCTTTCGGGTGGCCCAACTCATGCCACTACCAAGTCTCACTGATGGACCTCCGACGCTGGCAGCCTTTCAGGAGTTCTTTCCTCCAGAACCACACGTCGTGCTCAGTCCTTACAACGACCAGCCAATCACTGAGATTGTGACGTATTCGGCATCCGCGACACCTGTCCTGACACAGGGGATGTATGGACAAGTGCAAGGAGATGGAACGAACTTTGGACGAGCATACGCGCCTTGGTTTGGAGCGCCTCTCGCAGTTGGCAATCCTCTCCAAACGCCGCCACTGACGACGATAACAACGTGGGGCACTACAACACCAGACGTTTCGAGACCAGTGACTTTGTTCACTCATGGGAATCCTGCATCAAGGTTGATCAACACAGCAGCGAACACCTGGACTTCTCCAATCACCAATCAGAATAACATTACACAGAACACGACACTCAACATGTCGAGTGCTGCGTTGATGTATCCAACGCTGATTGCTGATGGAGCTGCTCAGTCCAGCCCGTGCTACGTGGATCTCGATGTGAATGTTCAGATGACTGTCATCCCAGACCCGAACTTCACTCAGACGATAACACCGAGTCTGAACGAGAGCTTCGTCATGTTCCGTTCACAGCCAGGAAGCTATCCGAACGGTCTGGGCAACGTTGACTCCACGCAGACAAGTGCTCAGATCGACGCACTCACGTCAGGAAATGCGAAGGGATCACTCATTCCAGGACAAGCAATCCTTTTCACGGTCATCGACAAAGTGACGAATCTGCCGATTGGATACCTGAAGTTCAACTATCCGGGATACTTCACGACCAGTCCCCAGACGACAGTCATCATTGGACCGTATTGGCAAAATCTCTATCTGCCAACGGAATTCATTGATATGACTACTCAGATTCCAACGAGTACTCAGATCATTCAGAACTCACTTCTCGTGGGTTCAGCGAGGCGCCCGACCATCCCGAGACCAGCACTTGTGGATGAGGTCACGCGAAAGGTGTACGAAATGATGCAACAACAGGGCATCACGTACTCAACCCGTGGCAGACAAGATCTAGCCGCGGCGCCTCGACCGGGCTCTGCCTCCAATAGGCAGTAGTTCGGTCTTTTCGGGGGTTCGAACCGGGGCGTCTGATCGCGAACAGACAAGCCTCGGCGGCCCTCACCGGTGATATAGTGATCTTTCCCACTAATTGGGAATATTCACTCCGGAATATGAAATTGTGATTGAGATGGCAGAAGCAAGACATTTCGTTCCGCAGACATCATTCTGTCTTTTCGAGGTGGTCATTCAGTTTAAAGACAAGCCAGTCAAATTTGTAGTCTTCAACGGACTAACATACTGTGCTCTAAACCGAACCCAACTCGAACAGCTTCCAGAAGGAACGTACAAGGACCTGAGTTTTGCGATTCCAGCTTTCCTTGAACCTGGGTGTACGAATCTCGTGACACTCAAGAAAATCAGTGGACCAATCATCAACTGCTGGCAGCAGTGGTTGAAAAACAACGGTGATTTTTGTGAACCAGGATTTGGATCGAGAAAGGACGCACCGTATCAGCGTCCCACCCTCACATCAGTCTTCCATCATCCGGAAACGGATTTTGTGCCGGCTGCTGTTCAGAGCCCAAAGAACGGTACAGCCTTGGAGAGGGCATTCGACTCCGCTCTAGACTCGTTGATAAACATCACACTCGTCGAAGCGGCTGTTGCACATGCTGAGGACTATAAGGATCTAGCCAAGTGGGAAGAACTTGCGCGTAAGAGGATCCGTGATATTTGCTCGAAGGCAACCGATGACGAGGACCTGGTATAGATCTCGAGATCTACCAGTTGCCGACGCTCTTGATCCTGATTCTGCTCGTGATTTTGTAAATTCTCTAATCAATGCCGGTCGATTGCCAAGCCGGTCTAATTTCGGAGCTGCCGATCCACTCCCTGAACAACATCCTCAGGGATACTCATACACGAATCCGAATTCTTTCTTCGAAAATCCATCCGGGAATCGCTTTCCTGGAACCACAAGACTACCGCGATTGGATAACACTCCATCACAGATACCACGAAGTGCCTTCGCTAATGGTTTACGTCTCGACAGCTTTCCCAGAGGAGACTACGAAAGAACTGTTAGAGGGCGTAATTCATCGCAGTGGATTAGCGACAGTGGAGAAGTCCGAGGACGGTCAGTACCTGATTTCAACGAAGAGCCCTATTCTATCGCATCCCTTTTCGACGAAACTCCGCCTGAAAATCAAGCTTTGCCCAGTGCCGAGCCCACATCCAGAGATTCCAGACGCACTCCAACAGGACGGCCAATGGCAGCAGCTTTGGGAGCTGCAGCTATTCAAGGAGGTTCAAACCTCTTGGGTTCTGTTACAGGAGGCATCTTTGGCCTTCTTGGCGCCAGAGAACGAAACGCAGCTGTAGCTGAGCTAGCTGCTAGGGATAGAGAATTCAAGGAACGACAAGCGCTTCAGAGCCAGTCGTTCACTCGTGATTTGAGAGAAGATCAGTACTCGCATGTGTCACAACAATCGGCACAGGAGTATAATCAGCAGCTCGGACTCGAATCAAATCGGAATGATTTACAACGAAACATGTTCGATTATCAGCTTGCTCAGAAGCAGGAAGCTCTCAAACAAGCCGGTCTTCCAGCTTATCTCGCACAGATGCCAGGCACAATGCCTGAGCCGCGAGTAAGTCAGAGGATGGTTGGTGGAAGGCTTTATACTTCTCAGCTTGCAGGTGATCCAACTACGTCTAGTTGGAATTCATCTCCTACGCAACAATTAATGGGATGGGGAAAGCTGCCTTCGCAATACTCATCTCTCATGTCGTAGCAATCTTAGAAATAAAAATTTTTGATTATTAACTGACGAACACTGGGCCACGGATACCACTCGCAAGAGTAAAATGGACTTGTAATCTCTGCTCGCGCAGAGAGAACTTGTTCAGGTGTCCAACGCCCAGTATAGGCGGGATCAGTAAACTGGTCCTTGTACAGCCACCAGCGCACCAAGTACAACCCACGAATCAACGCGGGCAATTCTTGTATATAGTTTTATTCCAATCACTTGTTATAATTCTTTAACTTACGTCGAGGTTCTTTCGGGTGGAGCAGAATTCTGCCCGCTGATTTTGTCCATAGCCCTGTTGAGGGTGGCGTAAGAGTGCAATCAGTTTTTAGTATTTTCTTTCTCGTATATTTTGATGCCTAATCAAATTGTATGCTTTGTTTTCGTATATCTATCATTTGTCTTTGTCGGTATCTATAGAGCTGTGCCCTTTTGCACGTAAGCCCCATTACCCGACCTATCCTCTATGAACCGCTTTACAATGTTCATAGTTCTTTTGATTTGTATATATGTTTTATTGATTCACTGTTTTAAATCCAACTAATTTGGATAGTGTATTGTGTGATTCATTGCTTAATTACATAACTCTTTGTTTATTATTAACCTTTTTGTCTATGTGATCTATGATTCTCCTGTCAATAGCCCG